TGAAGGCGGGTAGTATCGATACATCCATGACTTAGTCTCAGTAGGACGTACCATTAAGAATAGTTTAGGATGGTTTTTGACAGGAACGAAGTACTTCTTATCTTCAGGCTTATGGCTGCTGATGCTTCGGTCTGAACTGATCGCTTTTCTTTCCATACCCTATATCTCCATAAGTACACTCAAAACTCAGTATACTTGACAGTATACTCAAAGTGCATGGATTAGGACAGATTAATAAGACAGTATAGAACGCCAGATACACCAAGGCCCCTGATATCAGGGGCCTTGGTGGCTCTATAAGATAGTATAGAACTAGGTATTGGTACCGGTGGTCGGACTTGAACCGACACGCTTTTAAAGGCAACGGATTTTGAATACGCAGGTAATCGCATAACGTGGTTTACGGTAGTGTACTTTACAATACTATTTAATGATAATTATCATCATCTTAGCCGCCATTGGTAAATATTAGTGTACCGTATGTTATGGTAGTTTACGGCAGAATAGATTACTATTTGATTACTTTTTTAATATTCAGCAGAAAGTAATCAAATGGAAGACAAACTCACAACTAATAAAATCGACCGTTACCCAGTTGAGGATAACGACTACTTTGTATGGGACACCAAGTTTACAGGACTGGGCCTTAAAGTAAACAAGGGCGGTACCAAAGTATTTGTATTCCAAGCGCGTTTGGGCGGCGTTGGTAATGCCAAGCGTCGCACTATTGGAAAGCATCCGATGACATCATTGCAGCAAGCAATCGATATCGCACAAGAGTGGTCCCAATTATTTGCAACAGGCATTGACCCAAAAGATAAGCGCGATGACCAGTTAAAGAAAAACCATGCTAGAGAGAAAGCGGCCGTACAAGCCGGCATCACTTTTGGTACCGCTTTTACTGATTACTTTGAGCGTAAAAAGGGCGGTTGGTCTGATAGGTATATCACAGATCATAGAGACGCCGCAAAACCGCATTTATCAGATAAAGATTATCAACCAGGGTGCTTTGATTATATTTGGGATAAACCATTGACGGAATTGACGCCCGAGCTTATCGAGCAATGGGTCCATCATGAGAATGAGACGCGCGCTTCACGAATGGCTCAAGCGCACAGAATGTATAAAGCGTTTGTAAACTGGTCAAGCGAGATTGAAGAATATAAAGGACTGGTACCGGATAAATCTGCAACCGCCAAGATAGTATCATCGTCCATCAAAAAGGCAGGTAGGCATAAAGACACGCTACAGCGCCAACAGTTAAAACCGTGGTTTGATTTGGTAACGAGTGATGCTATCAGTGATTCTCATGCCGCAGCATTAATTTGTATGCTAATGAACGGCTCACGACCGAATGAAATGCTGTCGTTGAAATGGTCAGACGTAGATTTTAAATGGAAGACCATTAAGATTACAGATAAGGTGGACCAATGGGAACGTATTATACCACTCACACCTTATACCGAAAAGATGATGCTGTCCCTGCCAAAAATCAACGACTATATTTTTGGTAGTACGCGCAACAAGACAAGCTTTATAAAAATCGGTGACACCTATCGCAACGCAGTGCTTGAATCAGGATTACCATCACTGCCACCTAAAGCTATGCGTAAATCATTCAGCAATCTAAGCGAGTGGGTTAGTGTGCCTTATGGCATTGTTAAGCAGATAATGGGCCATAGACCCAGTGCAACAGATGAAAAGCATTACAAAGATAGGGCAATTGATTTGTTGAGGTTTTGGCATATCAAGATAGAACAGTTTATTTTAGCTGAGGCGGGTGTTGATATCTCCGATGTATATCCGGACATAAAAAAAGACGACATATATAAATATGTCGTCTCTTATGATAGGTCACAGGTCGATTAATGACCGTATATCTTTCATGCGCCAGCAGCATGTCTTGTTTACCACCTTTGGGTGAATGGGTCCGTCACCTTGACTAGCCCAGTTTCTAATAGTTGAGACACTACGGTCCAACATACTAGCGGCATGAATATGATTTACGTGTGGGGTACCAACGTGAATAGCCACATGCGCCAGTTTCTCGCCGTCATACCCAAGTACATTAAAAGCATAATCTAGCAGTTTGCCGCCGCGTAAGCCGCTAGATTTCAATGCTTTGATATCGATATCAGTTTCAATCGTTGCCATTGGTAGTCACCTCATAATCCACTAAAACATACTCATGGTCTTCAATACGCTTAGCTTCAACCTCAAAAAGTAGGGTATCGCATTGCATCACATAAAGTATATTTTCGTTTTGATTAAAATTTTGATAAAGCGCAATGCCATTTTTAGTACCGCTGATACATTCCGCTTCGCCACCTTTTATCGTTTTGATTTCACCTAGCTCACTCACAATCATTTTCCTTATGCAAATTTTGCATAGTGCTACCACACGTCGGACAAACTTGCGGCAATTCCAAATCAATCTCTAGCAGCTCATCGGCTAGGGTGGTCATTTCTTCTTCTGTGTATTTCATGATCATTATCCTTATGCCATTTCGAATAGGTCAGGTTGAGCCACTGCTGTTGACTGACTGAGCTTGGCTTTCTTTGAAAGTTCAGAGCAGAATGTCTTACGGCAATACTCGAAAGTTTCTTCTAGCGATAAATTGGTATCAAGTAACCCTAGTAGCTGCTTATCAGTGGGGTGAATTATCCCAGTAGCGTCTTGCTTGTTAATGTAGATACTGATAAATACACTTCTATCACTTAGACAAATCAGCACGCTTTCTTTGTTGTATTTACTAATTTCACGCTCAAGCCAATAGGTTTTTTCATGTTGGCCAAGTACGTGGCTGTAATAGCCTTTTGATATATTGCAGCTATAGATAGCACCGTTTGGCATCGTTACTTTGCTTTCAAAAGAGCCTTTCATGGTCACTCCTTAAAATTAGGGTGTTTAGGACAGTGGGCATCGTCGCCTTGGTGCGCCTGAACTCAGACACGCATTTTATGAGCCGTCACCTCACCAACTAGCTAATACCTACCGGCCTAAACGATTGACGTTATTTCTAAAAATTTAAAACTGACCGTCAAAGTGGGGAGCAAATGGAATATCGTCATCTACTGGACCAGGTGGCGTGCTTGAATGCGTTTGGTTGTTCGGCGCATTATTATTTTGATAACTGTTATTCTGTGCCGGTGCTGATGTACGCTGATAACTGGCACCGCCATGTGGGGGCTGACCTGTCGTCTGATTGTTATAACCCCCGTTGCCGCCACTATTTTTTAGCTGCTCATCTACTTTATTTTCAGAGTTAGAGGAGTAAGTCATCATCCGTTCTTTTTGCGTTTCAATCTGCTGAGGTGCTGCCTGATCTTTCTGTTCCTGTAAAGACTGACGCTTTTGGTTGAAGGCAGCAAATAACTGTGTCTTTGTTTTCTTTTCACCGTTATAAATCTCAAACTCATTGATAAATAAGCCAGTAAAGTATTTACCCATTAGCTCGTTGGCAACCGTCATTTGAGTTGGTACGTTTCTACCAGCGTTGGTATCCCACTTATCAATATTGGCCTGCGTTGGCGTAAGTGTATTGACACCAGTGACAGCCATGATGCTTTGCAGTTGGTTGTAAAAACCATCAATGTACTCGCCATTAGTTTTCAAGAACCATAGGGTGAAGTAACCTTTTTGACCATCTTTGTTGAACACGTCGAAAGCCATGCCAGTTGTGCCAGTGTTGGACGATACTACAAATTCAGCGCGACCAATCTTTACTAGCTGCTCGCTATTACCGTCAAAGAAAGCGCCGCCACCAGTGTTGGCTTTAAGGGCTGCTGTTTCGTTTAGCTGGATAGTTGGAAAGTTCATAAATAAATCCTTAATTAATTGGTTTCTAATACTTGATTAGGGTTTTTAGCAATACCGTAGAAGTCGCAAATAGCATCATCTACAGCGTTTAAATCATTGGGTATTAATTCACTGGTAAACATTTCATGCGGTGTTTTGACAGTGGTTGTACCGTCATTCTTGGTCATAAAGAAGTGCTCGCCATTACGGATAGTGGTTTGCAGTACGATAGTCACCATCCCTTCTAGTACAATCTTGTCATCAAGCATTTTCCCCATCGTTTTAATTTTCGTCTTGCCATCTGTCTCTTCGATGTGGGATAGGATATAAACACGCTGATCGGGTGGCATATTATTGATGGCAGTGGTTAGGATGTTCCAAGCGTTCTGGCCAATCCGATTAAACCTCTGAAACACTGAGTTGCCACTACCTTCGTCAGTAACACCACGCATAAACTCATTTGCCATGATGTATTGAAAGTCATCAATAATCACAATAGGGCACTTGAAGGCAGGTAGATTGTCGTTAATCCAGTAAGCGTTATCAGCGCTAACGGCACGTATATTATTGCCGCCACGAAAGGGTAGTCGCTTACCCATAACGTTAATCATGGCGCACTGCTTTGGGTCCAGATTGTGCAGGCTGTAGGATTTACCTGAACCACTATTGCCTAATACAAAAGTCACAATTGCCATCAGATACTTCCTCCTAGCTTGCCGCTGCCTGATAGCCTACCGCTATAAATAGCGTCAAGCTCTGCATCGGTAGGGTCAAAAAATATAATAGATTTGTCGCTTGGTGCATAAGTAGGCACTGGCTTAGCAGTTAGGTCGCTTGTGCGTATTGGTACAAGCGATTGAGGACCAAGCCTTGCGAGTATAGCCATGGCTGCTTTATGTCTTTTGCTACTGTTAGGTGAGCTCATGACCGGCTCCTTTGAAGTTGACGATGGTCGTAGCGAGATCTACCGAACTCTTTGCGCGCATCTTGGTTCGCTGCCCATGAGCCGCCACCAATTGGTCTACTGTTTACGCCTCGCATACGGTTTTTCTTTGCTACTTCAAGCTGCTTGTTGAGCCTGTCAGCCATGCGTTTATCTGTCACGATATTCAGTCTATAAGTGCTGTCAGAGTCACCCATAACCTGATACTCAATCGTTTCTTGGCCGTAGCCCACAAGTGAGTAAGCATCTTTTGTTATAAATATCTTGTCGCCTATCTTGAGCTTATGACCTTTTAAGCTGGTAGCTGGTGAAACAACCGTGTCGCTATACATACCAAACCGTGATCCATCTTTCTTCTTAGATACGTCTTTAGTAAATAAGTGGCCATAGCCTGCAATCAGTGTGCGCAGTGGATAGGTTAGCTCCATAGCCTTGGTATCATCGACGCTGAACTTCTCCCAAT